TGAAATAGTTGAGATAATAGCGAGGGAAAAGGCGCATATTGATGAGATGATAGTTGCCTTGGAAATCGCCTTGCAAGAAGCATTAGACGCAAAAGTGAAGATGATACGGCAAGAACGTAAAATACCAGCCGAGGTTACAGGTTAATGCCAGCAACATGGAAAAAGCTGATACTTGCTGCAGACGCCACAACAGTAAAGACCACCCTAATGTTTGCAGTAGTGGGAACACTAACTACCGGCGCTGATAAGGCGCCCACTATTTGCGCTCCTTGCACACTCACTATAATCAAAGTGAAGATTTGCGTCAAGACCGCTCCGACTGGAGCAGCTCTTACCGTTGATGTCAACAAGAATGGAACCACAATTTTCACGACTCAAGGCGGAAGACCAAGCATCGCCGCTGGCGACACAACAGACGATTCAGACACGCCAGACGTGACAAGCCTTGCGGAAGGAGATAAGCTAACAATAGACGTTGATCAAGTGGGAGCTACAGAGCCTGGAAAAGATTTGACTATAGAGGTTATATGTGATCAGGTGGTAACGTTTAGTTAATGAATAACAAAGGGCAGATTCCTTGGAATAAGGGATTAAAAGGTACTCATTTTTCTCTAAGAACGGAATTTAAGAAGGGATTCATTCCTTGGAATAAAGGTAAGAAAGGAGTTCAGGTTTCTTGGAATAAAGGTAAACCTTGCCCTCGGATGATAGGGAATACTTATGGTTTTAGAAAAGGATTTATCCCATGGAATAAAGGCTTAAAAGGCATCCATTTATCAAGAAAAACTGAGTTCAAGAAGGGGAATACACCGCCTTTTAAAGGTAAATCCATTCCAGAACACATTAAATTAGCTAAGGAAGCAGGATATAGGAGATATGTAGAAAAACACGGCGGCCCATGGAAAGGCAAGACAGATGACCCAAAGTTTCGAGAGATTTTATTCAAAGCATGGCAGAATAACCAAAAAACGGATACTAGCATTGAATTAAGGGTGAAGGAGTATCTCAGGGAACTTGGGATCAAATACGTTCATCCTTATTATCTTAAGCCAAAATTCATATTGGATTTTTATGTTCCATCTTTAAACCTGATAATTGAATGTGATGGAGACTATTGGCATAGCTTACCCAAAGTCGTGAAACGAGATAAAGCGAAGAATAACTACCTAACCAAACGAGGTTTTAGATTACTTAGGCTTCCTGAGTCGTTGATTAATCAAAGGGTGGAATGTTTAGGAGAGCTCCGAAAGGCTTGTTTGGGATGGGTAGCGGCACGACTGCTGCAGACTTGACTGTTGAAGTTGTATGCGACCAAACGGTGACGCTTAGCTAGGTGTTGAATAATGGCTGATTGGACTACGCCTTCAGCGGTTCACAGTAAATGCGGACAAACAAGCCCTTACCTTGCGACGAAGGCGATAGACACCGACACGGGAACGTATTGGAATCATAGAACCGCTGAGCTGCATTGGATTATTTTTGATATGGGAAGCACCAAAACAATCACCAAAATCAAACTGTTTCAAGTCGCAGGCTACAGATGGGGTGAAAGTTCAGGTCTCACCGTGTATGTGGGCGACGACCCCGCAAATCTTGGCGCCTCAGTTTGGGACGGAACATTAAACGCTGACGGTTGGCAAGAGAGTGGAGCTTTCAGCAAGGATGGCCGATACATCAAGTTGGTCACCAAACTTGGCGCTAACTATGAGCGTATGTATGAGCTTCAGGCTCTTGCAGCAACACCTGCTCCGCCACCGGCAGCTGGGATTTTGGTGCAGGTGATGTAAATGACTAAGAAACGCATTGTGGCCACGATTGATGACAAATTATTCAGTGAAATAAAAAATATTCATGAGGCTGAAGTGAAGTCGGCGGAGGAAAAGGACCGAACGATGCCTCGTTGGAGCAACACAGTTGAAATGTTGCTCCGCAAAGGCGCAAAAGCCTACAAATCAAGCTCCATTGGGTTCTGTTAACTTGATGGGCGATTCGTCTCCCAGTTAACAGTCGGGTGATGCTGTCAGAAAGCGGGTTCTGACTTAGTCTTCGGATGTTCTCCTCTGCTTAGGATTCGAAATCTCGCCGCGCGCGCTAATCTGATCTAGTGATACCCTTCATCTTGATTATCTCAAAAATCATATGTGTAGCCTGAACCGTGTATACTCTCAAAACAGCCTGTTTTCTACAAACTCATGCAGTCGTCAGGTTGGTTGGATTAAAATTTAATCTTTTTCTCTCCGGTTGAGAAGACTGCGAAAAGTATTAACAGCGCTTGATGTATATATATCGATCAATGCAGTATAGATACCGATGAGAAAAGGAGGTGGAAAATATCGTGACTAAATGCGCGAAATGCGGTGGTGAAACTGAAGGTTGGAAATGCGCCATTTGTGGGACGGAGGCCGATTCGCACGTTTCCGATCACATACACGAGGGCTCTGATCGTTATTGTATGCCGAAGTGCAAAGCGTGTGGCAAGGCAGATGTGCTTTGTACCTGTGTTAGCTAGCCATTAATAAGACTGAGGAGGGGATAAATGTACACGCACACGGATACCACTAATAGTATATAAATGGATTCTAGTAGGTGTCCATTTCTAGCTAGCTAGCTCCCAAAACCACCAAAAGCTAGCGAAAGAATTAAAGAAGGGGTAATCATCATATAATAGACTAGATGTCTTGGAGGTTACGAAGATATGTTGTTTGTAATTTATCATCGACATACAGCGGAGATGTGTCCAAGTGGAAAAGTGCATCCAGATCGAGAATTTCTAAAGAAATTAGTAGAACAAGGTAAGACTGCCGGTATCAAAATGATTGAAGGGTATATAGATGGACCCGGTCATCAATTTTATTTTGTTGTTGAAGCTGACGACAGCGCGAAGCTTAATAAAGCCATTGAACAACTACGACTCGTTGGCGATATTAATGACATTGTTCCGGTCTTAAAACTTTCAGACGCAGTGACTTGGGCACGAGAGGAAGGAATCCAACAATAGAAAGACAATTAAAGCGAATACCTTAGCGCGCGCTGTTACCTTTCCCTCCTATTTTTCTACATGACTAACTAGATAATCCACTAATCATGAAGGACTTAAAGACTTCATTAAACGTTATGCTCCAGAGAACCGACTTGATAACGTATATGCATAACTAAGACTAAAGTCTAAATCCAAACTACATCTCAAAAAAGCCACTTTACAATAGAAGCCTTTTATTCAAAGTCCATAGTCATTAAATTATAACGTGCTAAATAGAAACATGGTGCAGCATAGTGCTTACAGCTCAAGATATCTTCTTAGTTGCATTTTCAATCCTATATGGTATTATGTTGAATGCATGTATTGGATTAGATTTATTCCACTTTGGAAATTTGTTGTCTCGAGATTACCCTAAAGTCAAGAAACGTCTTGCAATCTCTATAGGCTTGATAAATATTTTACCCATTATTGTTGGTGGCATTCTTTTCACAAATATTGGAGAAATAGAGATAGAAGGATATTCCTTTCTAAATGTTAGGAGATTTATCGGAGTATTTTTCCTATCCTTGTAGCGCGCGCGAAAAAGGCAAACACAAATAGAAGACACTTCCATCCATTCTTTTAAGCCAGTTTGACCCTGTTTCCCATTAGAAGAAAACGGTCATGTGAAGACGGACTTCGGGAGAAGTCTCCACTCTTAGCCTTATTTTATAGAATAACGGTGCATGTTGTTCTATTTTGTTGAATTAGCCTTAAATGGGCTTCTTTTCAGGTTCTATGTGTATTAGGGTAGAGGCTCAAATCGTGGTTTCTGTTACGCCCGAATCAGTTCGCGAACGCATCAACGTTTCTGCAGCTGAGTGTCCCGACGATGTTGTGAGCAGGTTCGTAACCGACGCGACGGAAACGATTAAAATCGAGACTGACTTAACAATTGACCCTGCAAACTGCACGGCTGCCGAGGCTGTTGCCATCCGCAACCTGGCTGCAATCTACTGCGCGTGCAGAATCACGGGCGGCTCCGCTTCTGGACTCAGTTTCAGGGTTGGAGACCTCACCGTCAACGAGTCGACCAGCTCTTCGCCTTCAGGATTAAGCAGCAACAATCTGCAGTTTTTGATGAATGAAGCCACGAAGATAATCGAGAAGCTGAACCAAGCCGATTTCAGGGCGGTGGCCGCATAGTGGGCACGGTTCCCGACGCTTACTACGAGTTTGTGATGCATTACGCGCCTTATTTCTACGTTATTCCGACTGTTCTGGCTGCTGATCCGCCTGCTGGGCAGAAAAACGTCACCGTTGCGGATGGTTCTAAGTTTCAAGCTGGTTTTCTTCAACACAACATCGCTTTCATTTCCGTCTCGACATCAAGACTCATGAGTATATCGCACACGTATGCCACGACATTAGCCTCTACTATCAAAATAACAAGGCGTTTTTCTGGTAGCATCAACCGACTTTTTACACGGTTCATATGGGCTCGTTTTTGGAGAGGTCGTCCTGATTACAGAAGCGACCAAACGAGGAGTTTACAGAACCTGATTTTCGATTCTGTGAAGTCTTCGGTTGATTAGACTGTTCCGCGAAGCTGTTACTTTTCGGTTGATGACTCCGTGGAAACGAACCCTATAGGGTTCTTGAGATTTCTCGAACGAGCCCTAATTGACCAAAAGTAGCTGTATTATATACCCAAGTCTTAAAAATCGTATATGCTCATTATGATTCATGCAGTTAAGCCGCGAGTACAGTACAGGCAAAAGGCTTCTTGAACTTATCGGCAATCTGAGAGAGTTGCATCAAACCGTAGTTGATGGAAAGAACTCTACAGAACTATGTCCTGTTGGATGGGTAACTCCAATCTCAATTTTGCCTCTTGCAGTATACGCCAATGGTCATAACATTATGATTAACTGCACTGAGCAGAACTCAGATATTCAGACTTATCTTGCAGCAATTTCTTTTCAACGCGGTACGACTAAGCTAGACCCTTCCAAGAATTTTCTCCCTATAACTAAGCTTTCATGTAGTGACAGAGAAAACTGCGTCTTGAGTGCCTATGAAGACTTGATCCTGAACAACCTTCCTGAGAAGAACCGAGAACCATCGACCAATAGCCTGAAACTTCTGATAAGTGAGATTGTGGCAAACATTCGAGAACACGCAAGGGTAGATGATTACTGGATACTTGCCCAATACTGGAATGGTATGAGAACATGCGAGATAGCAATGTGTGATGCAGGTATTGGTTACAGAGAATCCTACCGTGGAACGCCATATGAGGTTGATACGCATATGCATGCTATTAAAAATGCATTGGAAGGAAAATCCTCCAAACCACCAGTTCAGGAAAGAGGAACAGGAATACCTACAATAGTTAGGATGTTCGTGGAAGGGTATGGTGGAGAAGTGATAGTTTTGTCTGGTGATTCCTTGTTGTACATACACAAGAAAGAAAGTGTTCCCTACCAAATGGGGCTGGAATGGACAGGTTCTTTCGTAGGAATAAGGTTTAAACTCAAGTCCAAAGACATCATGTACCAGTACTTATGATAGAAAATTGGGTTAGATGCATCGTTAAGTTAATTAAGCGTGGTTGAGAAGTCCTTGTTGAAGGGAGAGAGAAGAATATGAGAATAAGCCTGTGCGACATGTTCCGTACGGATACATTACGCGATAGACAAACCGCTTTATTGGCAATCAAGAAAATCTCAGAGGTTCCTGTTGGACAGCTTGTTCAGATAGATTTTTCGAACGTCATCTTCGTGTCTAGGTCGTTTTGTCATGAATTACTTACGTACCTTAAGGACAGAGACAACGTGCAATTCGAAAATATGAACAAAGAAATTCAAGCAATGATGATTGCATCTCTCAAGAAACCAGAGAACTATCCAGAATACCCAATGAAGAAAATGGTAGTCTGCGAATAAAGGATTACGATTTCGTCTATGGTGATTCTTCACTCCTTCTTTCTTGTCGTCTCTGCATTTTGAATTAAGGTTAGCCATTTGTTCTTTCCTTGAACTACTATTCCGCAAGCTTCGGCTGGCGTTTTACCACCTAAGCCTTCATGCTCTCTTATGTAGTTGTGGAAAATCTGATAGCCTGCTAAGATTGGTGTTTCGTTCTTCTTGAGTCCACGCATAGTTTTCTCTCTATCTCTTATTTCTCCGTTGAACCCTTCCATCTTGTTGTTGTTTCTGCCACCTCTTATGGTTATGTGGCGAACATGCTCGTTCTCGGAGCTTTTAGCGTCCAAGACTCTTTCTCGTAAGCATCATGATCAGCTGGCAAACCACCGCGCGCGCATACACGAACAGGCTCCTTGGTTCCAAAACTTGGGCAATCGAGGACAACGTCTTTCAATTGTCTATGAAAGCCTTCAGATATTTACCACCTGAGATATGCGGAAAACTTATAGCTGAACCGAAAGCACTAGTAGGGATATTGAAGGTTGAAGGCAATGTCTGATAAGGATGATGATGAAGAAGACCAGTACAAGCCGGACAAGGATTCTGAAAAGCGAATCATAGCGGAGAAGAAGAAGAAGGGAAAGAAAACATAGATGGGTTCAAGCGCGGAGGCCCTGGAAAAGGCGAGATTCTTCTATGAATTTGCGTTGAAATCTGGCGAGTACGTACAGAAAGCGAACGAACGACTTGGTGAAAAGGTTCGATGGTTCACAACTTCAGCGAGCACACTCGTTCCAATAGTTGTGGGCGTAGGCTACTATGTTCTGAAACAGAACACTAACCACTGGATTTTCCTTCTGTTCTTTCTCAGTCTGGCAAGTCTTGTTTCAGCAATAATCGTGGGAATGATCATTCAGAGACCTACCCGCTTGCTTGTTCTCGATACTCAAACCTTTATGGGCAAGTTTAGCAAGAAAAGTCAGACGTTTATCATCAATAAATCAGCCGCTACATGGTCCGAGATATTCACACTCAACCGTGAAACCATAAACTCTAAGGAAAACTATCTATATGCTATGATCGGTCTCATATGCTTCTCAGTCCTACTACTGGTTGTCGTATTCTTGATGTTAGGCACAACAATCTGGAACTGAGTACGCTAGAAATAGCAGAAACTCTTTAGAGTGAACGCATGTGTTTGAAAAAAGAGGAACAGAAATTGCTGCTCTTTTCCTCCTGTTGATTTTCTTTCCCACAGGAGTATACTTGATACAGTTCGGCAACATTCTATATGAGGAAACTTCTTTTCAGCCGGGAATTCATTTTCCCCCTCGCCCGATATCTTTTTCTACTAACATTACTTACGCGAATTTCACAGAGATAACATGGGTAGTGGCAACACCATATCAGGAATCCCCAGAGAGCGAATGGAAGCTCGTGACAATTAGGCTTGGAACAATTCAGTTAAACTACACGCTTAACATCCAGTTTCCATATCAAGCTAAGAACGTTCGTGGTCTCGGGTATGATTTGATGGAAGATTCATATGTTCAAGGTGAAGACTATTATAATCTAACGGTTGTTCCAAATGATCATATTGTGGTTATCTTTCTTGAATGGAGAGCGTTTGCACGTTGGGCTTATGATACATATTCCATTGAAATGCCTCTCTACCCTTTTTTTTATGAATGTGGGTCGGACGTCTTCAGAATCGAAATTTCTGGTCCCGAAAAGTCAGTTCTGGATTTGTCGAGAACTTTTCCGTATCCCAACTCTGCAAAAGGAGAGGTCTCTCCGACATACGTCTGGGAGACTACTGGGCCTCAGGATATTCACGAAAGCTTTTCGGATAGGTTGCGGGTCTTCTTTGTTTTCCCTGAGAATACAGGAAACTTGCGATACGTGACCTATAAGGCCGGTATTTTCACTGCCTTTGGAGTAAGCATGATAATCGGCGGAATCACACAAACGATCATCTACATTATCAACGCCTCCGAAAAGGACTCGTGGACCATGAAAACCGTGAGCAAGGTGAAGCAAAAGCTAGGAAAGAGGGAGACCTCATTTGCTGATTGGCTGTGGAACGAATAATATTCAGATGCGCACGTACGGACTCTTTCAGACAACTTGAAAATCATCCTAACCCTCGCGCGCGGTTCGGGTCTGAAAATCATATAAAGAGAAAGACTCTCTTCAGAAGCTAGAGGAAGGAGTTCACACGAGCAAAGGGTCTGAATCTACTGATAGGAATACAACTGGGAACCTGAGGACAGCCGCTAGTCGCGAAAAATTGCATGAAATTGTATCATGGCGTTCATTTTCTCTTGTGGAAAGAGTGATCAACAAAGGACCAATACCTAAGGCCCAGTCTAACCCAGCCGTTTGCGTTCTCAACGTGATTTTCTACTCCTGCATTCTGCCAGTTGTTGGATTGACATATGTTCGCTTGAATCAAATGAATATCCTCAATTTCCCAACAGGAGTACGAACTCTCCCCATAGAGATTCTGATCTTATGGATAGCAGTATTTCTTTTTTCGTATACATGCTTGGTCTATCATGCATCGGGCAGGCTTCGCAAGTTCCTTACAGGAATCGGACCTTGTCTGGTTTATGACAAGAATCAACTTGCAGCGTTTGAGGAGAATACCATCAAAAGAGTCTTCAAACCACCTCCGATTCTTCTGATACCGTTGCTTATCACTGTTCCTTTGGGGGTGAACGGGGTGATTTCAAATCCTATATACGCTGGCAACATCGTAACCACCATACTAATAGGTCTCATGTTGATATATTCCAACCTTCTGCACTGGGTCGCATCTTGGATGCTTTACACATTCCTAACTACCTCAAGCAGGTTTGGTAAAGGAATACCACTTCACATAAACGCGTTTGATCCCGACAAGGTTGGTGGTCTAGCACCGCTATCCAACTTGAGTACTCTAGCGATATTTGATATTGGTCTGCTTTCTCTAATAGTGATCCCAATATGGCAGATATTCTACCCTCCTGCCTCCTTCGTAATGATAGGGATAACCTCAATCCTGATACCTGCGTATTTTCTTTTTTCGATGCGCGGGATTTATGACAGCCTTAGAGAAGAGAAAGAGGCCTCTTTGATTGAGTTAAACGACGAAATTCAACAGGTGAGCAAGAGAATACGCAACTTCATGAAGAAAGATCATGAAATGGAGAGATTTGACGAAAAGGAAACTATTGTACTGGGTCAGACACTGAACTCGATGGACATTATTTATGGACATGTCCGATCGATGCATACATTTCCAGTTAACGCGGAAATCATGGCAAAGGTATTCATCAGTGCAATTTTGCCCATACTCGCTGTGATACTTGACTATACTCTGTCACACTTTGTCTAGATGTTTGCCAGCCGCGTCCAGCATGCGAAAGAGAACAATAGCGGATCGTGAGTACTCAGATGTATGGATCAGACATGTTACCAGGCGAATCGCCAAAAATCAATGTTGAAAAACTAGACATGAATTTGCGCCAAGCTTTTGGAGAACTAGCAACTGCGTTGATTAAGAAGTATAGGAATCAGGTCCTATCGATCGTGGTATTCGGCTCGGCTACAACATGTGATTGGATAAGGGGCAAATCCGACGTTGATTTCATAATTGTCACAGACGGCAAAAAGAGCAGGAAAGAAGTGGAGAACTTCGCAAACAATCTCTTGATCGGGCTCAGCACGAAGTATGACCTCAGACTGGCGCAGACCTGTTCAGCATTCAGGAGAACTCGCAATCCAGCCCTCAAAGCGATTTTTGCAGTTGAAAGTTTTATGACTTTCGGAAAACCCTTTTTTGTGCTTTCCAAGGATCAAATAGAAACTGATCGCGGGGAAATAAGAGATGCGAGAATAAAGCTTGTCACCTCCATTTTTGATTCGATAGCAATTTTTGCCACGAAAATAAAACAGACAGGAAGTACAATCTACGGGGAAGACATGCTTAAAGAATTCTATGTGAACCGATCGACGACCGAGAAGATAAAAGCTCTTATGGCTCCCCTCTGGTTAACACTGATGAGCTTTTTTATCTTTCCTATCGATGCAGGTATATCGCTGGACCATAGCGTCAAAGCAACACTCTGGGCCTGTGAGGACGCACTTTTCTATCTTGATCAGAACCTTTCTTCAATCAACCACGAAATTCGTGTCCTTCAGAATATATTTTCAGACCATAGACACATTCGGTTCGATCATGTGGAACTAGCCTTTAAAAAAAGGCAAGAGCTGAGAAAAGGAATGAAGACTGGAAAAGGCTTGGCTGCACTATTTCTATTTCAGACACTTCTTTTTGTTATCGCTCTTTATCACTGTGCCGCAACATTAGCAAGAATGACCTCACCACCAAGAACTGCTAGAAGCTAGAAAAGAGGGTTTTGCGAGAGAAATCTCCAAAAGCGTTGTTTGTATAGAATAACAGTGCATGTTATTCTATTTTGTTGAATTAGCCTTAAATGGGCTTCTTTTCAGGTTCTATGTGTATTGGTGTAGAGGCTCAAATCGTGGTTTCTATCACGCCCGAATCAGTTCGCGAACGCATCAACATCAGCGCAGCTGGGTGTCCCGACGATGTAGTGAACCGTTTTATCACTGACGCCACGGAGACTGTTGAGGTCGAGACTGGGCTAACTATCGATCCCACGGATTGCACTGCTCAGGAGGCTGTGGCAATACGAAACCTAGCGGCAATCTACTGTGCTTGTCGAGTCACGGGCGGTTCAGCTTCTGGGCTCGCGTTTCGTGTTGGCGATCTCTCGGTTAGTGAATCGAGCAGTTCAGCAAGTGGCTTGACGGGTGGCAATTTGCAGTTTTTGCTTGATGAGGCAAAGCGAATTATCGGGAAATTGAATGCGGGCGATTTCAGGGTGGTCAATGCCTAATGGGAACTGTGCCAGACGCCTATTATCAATTCGTGATGCATTATGCGCCTTATTTCTACGCTGTTCCGACTGTTCTGGCTGCTGATCCGCCTGCTGGACAGAAAAACGTCACTGTTGCGGACGGTTCCAAGTTTCAAGCTAGTTTTCCAGTCGAGATTAAGGATGAAGCACATGCTGAATGGAATGAAGTTGACAGCGTCGCTGGCAACGTTGTGACCATGAAAAACAACTTGGCTAATACCTATTACGTATCCAAAAGCGCTGAAGTCGAAGGGCCTGACCCAGCGTTTATGCATGGAGCCTTTCCCGCTGCCTTTGCGATCGAGTTTCTCTATGAAGCATATTCAGGTAGTCAGTTTTCGGCGAGACAAGCGGAGATCCTTGCGAAGATTGTTAGTCTTGCAGAGTGGCTTCTCACGCAGCAGTGCATCGATCCAGCGAAGAAGGCTTATGGCGGATTCAAAAACAGCGAAACAGGAACAGAATACTGGAGCATTGACGCTGGGCGATGTATTCCAGCTATGCTTAAGGCTTATGGTTTAACCTCTGATGCGGATTACCTTAACGCTGCAAAACTTGCTGGCTACACTTTTCTCTATAACATGCAGCATCAGCCCGAGTTGTTGGGCGTGCATGACAAATACTATGGTGGCTTCGCTAAGTACGTGACGATTGCTGACGCTTGGTCGCAGCACATGGCCATCGAGGATCTGTATGACCTTATTGCTTTGAAAATGTTGGCTGACACCTACGACGTGACGAATGCTTCACGGTATAATTCGATGATGACAGATGCTGTGGGCTTCTTGCGCAGTGGCTTCGAGGATTTCTATTTGTGGTTTGACCCGAAACCCTCTGGCGATGGCGCTTGGCACCGTGTTGGTTTGAATGAAACAGAGATTTATGATGATCCCTTTAGCTTCGCCTTGCTTGGCCTTTACACGTACGAGAGCTGGAGCGTCACTTGTCAGCGCGTGTACAACTTCATGCAGTCCATCAGGGCCTCTGGGCAATATCCAGCCTACTGGCCGGAGATCTGTTGGCCAGGCTACATGGATGTAATCACACGCTTTCCAGCATGCGCCTATTATGACGCGCTCACAACGGGAATTCTGTGGAAGATTCGCAAGGAGCGAGATCCTCCGAGCTTCAAACTTGCCTACGAGATCGTCAAGAAGTACAGCGACGAGTTTCTCTACTGGGGCCTCGTCTTCACCGACTATAGCCCGATCACGCCTCAGAAGGCCATGGCAAACGTCACCTGGCTAGCCAGAATGTTCCTGAACTATCAAGAACCCTTAACGCGATTCGCGCAGATCCTGAACGGCAAAGGCGAGGCTGTTCTGCTTTATCCGATCCGTCAGGCTGTGGAAACCGTGAGTTACGGCGAGCCCTTGGACGTGTTGGCGATTGTTTCGCCAGTAAGAGTTGAAGAGGTCCTTCTCGAGGCCGGCTACTTGCTGAACGACTACGTTGCGTTCTACACTTTCGTTCCAGTGCGCAACCATGACAAGATTAGGCGAAAAGGCGAAGACTACGAGATTCAAACCCTGCAGCCTTTCACCTACGAGAACCAGACCATTTACTTCAAATCGATCGCCAGGAGGCTGCTTGCTACTTGAGCGAGTTCGAGGACCCTGTCACAACTCTTCTGCGGTTGATTACTACGAGGATCCGCGTGACCAAGGACAGCGGTTCGCTTGCAACCGTCTTAGCCACAAAAGAAAGTCATGACCGAGAGCTCCTGAAGGAATACGATGCACAGATAACGATAGGCCTAGACAGCAGCCAAGACCAGAAACTCGAGCTCGCAGGACGCTTGAGACGCCGCTACATGGTTTTTCGATGCAACACTTACACGGTCGACAAAACGGCTCCTGGCGCAGATGCAGGTAAGGTGATGCGGGACAAGGTAACTGCACAGATCAACGCTATCATCCGCGAGAACCGCAACCTTCCATATCAAACCGTTTACAACTTCAGCGGGCTCGGATATCCAAGCGGAGACCCTCACAAGGCTTTGGATGCTGGGGCAACGACTGAACTCGCGCCCTCGAGCGTTAATTGGGCTGAACTCACAAACCTGGAGTATCAGAAAATCTGGTCTAGTGACGATGTCAGGCACTCAAAAAGCACCAGCGTAAACAATGAGTATGCGCTGATGCTTTTCAGGTTCAAGTTAGGTCCCAGAGAGCAATCCGTCAAGAGTATTGTTTTGAGTTTTGAGGGTTACGGTACGGCTCCGGCGGGGAACGGAATTACCGTTAAGGTTTGGAACCACGTCGCTGGGGCTTGGCAATTGGCTCAGGCTGGAACTGGCAGCGGGGACGAAACCATAACGATCACGCTTTCGGCGAACTGGCCTGATTTCATCGATTCGAGCGGCCATGTTTGGCTGCTGGCGAGAACCACGAACCCGAGCAATGGAGCTACGGCAGCGGTCTTGCACTGCGATTTTATGCAATGCGTGATTCAGGTTTACGGGATCTCATTCTGCGACGTCATCAGCTACAGGAACATTGACGTCACCGACGTTAAGCCGTACCTTTTCAGAACCGAGTTTCTGTTGAAGGGCTGGCTTTTCGAATCATTGTCAGGAGCGTTCTAGAAAAATGGTTGAAAAACTGAGAAGAATCTCCTTTGGCTTTGCGTGTCGAAAGCTGTGCGGTTTGAGTCTCAGACGTCCGCATATGACTTGCGTTTACTGTGCATCGAGGAAAGCCTACTATGGGAAAAGCCATCGTCCAGTGCAGTTCATAGACACGTATATTCTCAACATCGACCGGGAGAGACGGTTAGCAAAAGCCAAGGATGTTGTCCTCAAAAAATTACTCACAATTTGTGAGATGTTAGCCACTTGACGGTCATGAAATAATCATGAATAAAAAGGGAGTGTGAGAAACAGAAATGGTTGAAACGTATGGAGCGCATGAAAACCGCGTTTACTATGTAGAAGAAAGCGTCTGGGGTGTAACACCTACAAGCCCAACAATGGCGAGTGTTCCAGCAGACGAGGTCGACCCGGGAATAAACCCGGGAAACATAAAGCTGAGAGGAGCCGGCAACTACGATCTGCAGGTGATCAAGAAGGGTCTAAGACAGGTTGGGCTTAAAGTAAGCTACCCGTTGCCTTCTGAAGCACCTGTCGGATTGCTTCAGTGGGCGAAAATGGATTTGAACAAGAGCCTCAGCATGCAGGTACTCTATTACAAGGGCATTTTCGCTTCAGCGACGGACATAATCTCAATGCTGTTCACCGGGATGAAATTCAACAAGGTAAGCGTTCAGTGCAACGTAGAAGACGTCATAAAAGCAGTCGCAGAGTTTCAGGGCTTGAACGTCGCGTTGGGAACTGCCAAGATAGCTGGGGCAACTTATGGGGACCTCAGCGGAGCCGTGCCCTTCAACGAAAGCTACGTGAAGAAGGCCACTGTCGCCCTTGAACGCGTCACTGATTGGAAGTTTGACGTCGAGAATAACCTCAAGCGAGTGCCAGTCATCCGTGCTAGTGATGGTGACCTGCCGAAGTATTTGCCTTTCCGCCATCGAGTTCTAAGTGGAGAGTTGACCTTCGAATTCGAAGACATAGAAGAAGCTACAGAGGTCTTGGCTGACACGGAGTTCGCTTTGGAATTCGGGCTTGGCGGCGCATGCAAGGCTACCTTCTCAGGCTGTAAATGGGACAATGTTTCATTGCCGACCAAGATGGAAGACCTGATCTCGCTCAAAGCTGCATTCGTGGCCAAGGGCCCCATGGCAATCGTCGCCAGTTAGGAGGCTTACCGCATAGAGACTGAAATCTTGGAAATTGGTGACCGCTTCGGCACGGGTGCTGAGGTGACGATGAGTGGCAGTTGAAGTTAGCGTTTTGGAGAATTTCGGTCGAGAGGCTGAACTGCGGAAGAAGTGGATGCGGATGTGGGAGAGTCTTGGAAAGCGAATACTTAGGATGCCTAAGTGGATGCAAGAAATAGTGCTTGAAGACATCAACACAGCCATCAGAAACCGAATAAACGTTATGGAGATAATTCAAAATGCGAAAAGAAACCGTTGAAATAGGCGAGGAATACGGCGAAGAGTTCAAGGGGCGCTATGTTTTCAGCGAGATCACTTGGGCAAGGCGTAACCGGATAATCCAGAAGCACACTAAATACAGCAGAGTCTCTGGGCAGGTTGAGAGCAGCGACTTTGTCGCGATACAAGCTGAAACGATTTGTGCAAGTCTGAAAGAACAGCCTAAAAACGAGCCCATAACCCTCGAGAAACTGCTTAGCGAAACTGAAGGGGTCGGTGTTGAGCTCGGCGAATTACTGAGCAAGGTAACAAATCGACTCTGCAACGTGTCAAAAGAAGAGACTGCTTTTTTATCAGAGCAATCCGCAGACAAAAGCCAAACGAAGCCCTCACAGAATTCCGCTTCTGCAAAGAGTTCGGATGGACCCCAAACCAGCTCGCAAGACAACCAGCAAAAACCGTCCAGCAATTCCTTGTGATCCTGAACCAGATGGACAAGATGACAGAAGAGGAAATCGAAAAGGCTAAGCGAGAGGCGAAGACGCATGGCCGTTGAGATTAACTGCACCGTGAAGGGCATTAGGGCATTTCAAGACGCCATGCTGAACTTTGACCGTGCCCTTCAGAGACACGTGCATCGTCAGCTTGCAAGTTGGGCGGCTAATGTTAAAGCCGAAGCAATGCGCAGAGTCCCAGTGAGGACAGGGCACTTACGAAGTACTATTTATTCGCAGATCAGCGGTTGGGTTGTTAACATTGGCGCTGAGGCGACATATGCACTGTTTATCGAGCTTGGAACACGATACATGAGAGCGCGACCGTACCTGTCGCCTGCAATACAACAATACCTTCCACAACTTGAGGGAATAGTCTCCGACGCCATTGAAGAGGCTAAGCGGGAGGCTGGTTTCCGTTGAGTTTCAACGAATTGGGCATAAGCATTATTGCTCAGAACTTGGCAAGTGCAGAATTTTCTAGAGTCGCTTCTGACGCTGGCGCCATGGCTGCGCAGGTCTCAAGTCAAAGAATGGCCATTCATACGGAAAACTTTGCGAGCCCAGAGATAAGTCGAGTTGCTGAAGACGCTGCTCGTGTCAGATCCGAAATTGAAGCGTCACCTATAACGGTTAGTTTTGGCCCAGTCGAGGCGCCACTTATTCCGCCAATCGAATTTCCACCTATCGAGGTTCCAAGCATTCTGCCAATCGATGTTTCAAGTTTTGAAGGCGCCCAGGTTACTTTCGGCGAGGTGGGGGCTTCAGCGATTGAGATGGGCGAGAATGTTAAGGCTGCAGGCTCCAGGTTCACCGAGATGCAAGTGCACGCTGAAGCCAGTACTGTGAGTTTGCGCACGGTCGCCGGCGGCATCAGGACTACTGCCATGATGGGGACAGAACTTACAATGCTCGCCTCAGACTTCGGAATCGTGGACAAAGAGACAAGCAAGTACATGCGCACCGTGATGGCCATCATAATGGTTGTTTCCACCGCAGCTCGAATGTACAGCTTCCTCACGCTTATGACGACTGGGCACACGGCTGCCGTCGCTGTTGAAGGAACAACGACAATGGCCACGGCTGGAGCCTTAAGTTTTTCATCCATAGCCCATGGCATCTACAGCGCTGCAAAGTGGGCGGCTGTGGCCGCGTCAAACGCCTTAAACATCAGTACGGCGACTTTCTTGGCTTTGACCGGGGTAGGGATCGCAGTCATTGTGGCCGCAACCGTTGCAATGTGGGCGTTTGCAAACAGCATGAATGCTGCAACATCTAGTGCCCAGAGCTTCAACGCAGCCGCTGGCGAGGTGCCTTCCCGTAGTCGTGGCGTTCAGAGAGCTGGAGAGCAGGATCTCTATCGCCGGGGGGTCGAGTAAATGAGCGTTGACATTCCAAAGGCTACTTTGGCTTTTGGCGCCGTTGCGCCGCCTCAGGGCGACATAGTAGATCTTCAAGTCCATCTGGGCTGCACGAAGGAAGTAAGCAGTTTCGAGGTTATGTTGCAGAATTGGAATAAGAAGTACAGTCCCGGCGGAACGACGCCCATCCTTGTTGGAGTGGACGGGCACATCGACATTGGCAGAGGCGTGTTTGTTCCACAGTTGATTACCTGCCGCGTTGAAAGCGTCAAGTGCGAATCAACTCCAACCGAAAACTACATTCGTGTTAGTGGTCGTTGTTGGGGAGAGAAGCTTTTCCGCAGAACCGTGACTAAAACTTACGAGAACAAAAAAGGCGAAGAGATCATCAAGGACTTACTTGACTATTACGTTGGATTGAGCCACGTTCGCTATTTTGATGGCACGGGCGTTGAGCTGGTCGAGGACACTGATACAACCTTTACAAAGCTGGCCTATGAAAACACGCCTGTCTGGGACATAATTAAATACGTTGCAGAGTCATCTGACTTGGCTGGCGTTATCGGCTACGATTTTCGTGTAGCGTTTGATGGTAAGTTCGAGTTTTTTGCAAAGAACAGTAAAGCTTCAGAAGTAAGCATCTCTGAGACAATTGAGGGAAGCGAGTACCGCAAGGACATCCATCGCATAAGAAACAAGATAATCAGTCAAGGAGCAAGCGAGAAACAATATCCATCTGATGTGAATGATGACGGCTTAACGGAGACCACAACCGACTGGACAGCCGATGATACAGTGGCTCTGAGTACCGACCACGTTTCGGTCGACGGACAAAAAAAGTACACGGACTCATATAGCATCTGCAGCACCGGGGCAGGTGTGAAGCTGGAAACATGGCTGCATAGAACGTTTTCGGCAATGAAAATGCGGGGACCTGACGGCTATAAGCAAGTCGTGTTCTGGCATCACTGGACCGGGACCCAAGATGCGTTAGCCTCAGCGAAAGCTAGGCTCTATTCAGGGGCTAGTTACTTCGAGATTGACATTCTACCGTTGATCGGCTCTAAGGCAACTTGGACTAAAGTAACACTGCAGACGCAGACACCTAGCTGGACCGTAAGCGGCACGCCCAACTGGGACGCTATAGACGCTATCCGCTTCATAATCGCGTATCCGGCGGTGGGCACAATATACATTGCGATAGATCATCTGCGTTTTTCTGACTGCCGCTACTCCGCGGTCGCAGAGCATGTAGGAAGTCAATCCGCTTATGGTTTACGTGAGCTCGTGGAAGTTGACGAGGAGCTTTACAGCGATAATGAGTGCCTGTTAAGAGCTGAAGCGCTGCTTGCCTACTTGAAGGACCCGGCTGAATACCTGACGGCAAGCAGCACGGTCATCGATTACGGCAGCACACCTATCTGGCAAGCGGACAAAATCCATATCATATTACCTAACGAGAACATAGATGCCGATTTCCGCATAGAAAGCGTTGAGTATCATGTGGACGCTAAAACGCAGACGCTTGAAGTGACGCTGGAGCTTGGCAAGGTTCCTCCGATGCTTGCCGATTACTTGTATGCTCTCTGTAGCAAGACGGACCATTTGAGCCGTTACAAGGTTGCGAGGCTGATATAATGAAGAATAAGCAGGTTTTGCAACAGGTTAAGGCTTTGCGGCCGGGTGATCTGGTCCGTGTTGACTGGCATGACGCTTCGATAGGCAAAAGTTTGAGCGGCGGGTATGGCGGAATAGATATTCCAGTGTATAGTATCGGCGTTTTCATAGGTTTGCTGGGTGAAAATGATAAGCACATCATTTTGGGGCAGAACCACTTTCGATATGCGGATGGTGTTTTCGATATTGATTATACTGCTATACCGCTTGTTTGGGGCGTCAACATCAAAATCGTTGAGGCAGGATGCATAAGCAGAGAGGAGGCTCAGCAACTGCTAAACAGTTTCTTGTTGGGTGGTAGGCGGATTCTTCCTAAGCGTCCGAAGCGTCA